CACCCCAATAATTAAGGTCTAAAGCGCAGCAGTGAGTGCGAGGGCGGCTTTACCAATAGCAGGACCATATTTTCCAATCCCAGAAAGGACTTTCTCCATAAAAGTCTGGGTTTTTCCAATAGGAGCATGATTGGTAAGAGCTTGAGTTGATATGCGTTCAACTTTACGGGTGGACTTTTCACCAAGGGGGAGACGGGAAGCTTTATTCATCGAAATAGCCAGGTCAAGGGGATCAGACTGCGAAGCAGAAACATTGATCATACCCAAAGAAGCACTCTTCGGGATTGCCTCAAAATTAATTTGGAGTATAACCTCAAATGTCGCAGAAGATGAAATTCCAGAAACGACAATAGCAAGATTGCCATAATTGTTATACATATCTTGATCACCACCACCATCATTATAAGCTGTAACATCAACATAGTCAAAACAGCCAGGATCAGATGGGCGGTAACAAGTGCAAATTCCTTTTTGATTGACAGGAATAACACAGGAACCAAAAGTATTTTTGAGGGATGTGAAACTATACCAAGGCTGGTTAGCTTCAAAAGGGTCATAATACCCAAGACCAGTTATTTTAGACTCACCAGGTAAATTGGAGGAAACCATAATACCAGAGTCATTAAGCGAAGAACTAGAAGACATAAGAGAAAGACCGGCAGAAACAGGACGAATCATTCGATAATTCTCTTCAATTGCTGGCCAAGCAGGGATGTTACCATCACCTACACCAGAGTCAAAAGCTGTCCAAGTCAGAACATCACCGGATTTAGCAGTGACTTCAAAAACAGAGGCATTTGGTTGAAGACCAACACAAGCGATGCCAGCAAAGAAGCCAGTGCCGTCTAAGACAGGAGTAACCGTTAGACGGGTGATTGTTGAAAAAGTCGCAGAAGGATATGTACACATATCAGGGATCTTGGCACCACTGTACGAAAACGGGTCACGTAGGGTTCGAAAGTAGTCAGATTCTTTTGAGTGTTCTTTCATGAAATCCTTACTGTAAGAAGCAGCAGTAGGATTGTTACGACGCAAGGGCATGCCCTGGTGGCGGCGGCCACGAGGTTGCTGAACTATGCGATTAGAACGGCGAGGACGATTATTATTATTTTTATTAACCTTCTTTTGCAGGTTACGAATTTGTTTTTCCATTTGGGGAGCGGACGCAGAAGTAGTATTCGACATGTCGAAGAAATTTTATTTCAAAACCCTCCACTATTCTGCACCAGAATACCATTTTCTAATTAATTGATCAGTAGGAACATAGTCAATATGGACTTTGAGCTCACGTAGCTCCTTGGCGGTGCCAGAAGGCTTTATACCGTCACGGACGTAAGAATCAATTATTTGACGTAGTAAATATGCTTTTGGATGATAAAAACAATTAATATAAATGGCAATCACACGAAGTAAGGAAAAACCCTTTGGGATCTCATTTCGGCCAGGCCAAGTGAGGGAATCAAGACTCTTTTCAAAGTCACCTACAGGCACAAAAGTATCATGCAATTTGTGGAACTTTGAGCCTAAGAACGTTACACCTTCAAGAGTGGTGTGGTACTCAGCATCTTTATAATCCCACCCAAATTTTTTATACCAGGAGGTCAATTTCTCGACAGTCCAAACACTGGCAACATTAGGGTGGATAAAATGACAATTATCATCATTATATATATTAAGAACAACTTGCTTTGCAAACTGAGAAAGCGAAGAAGAAATGTCAACACAATATATGTACGCCCAAAACCAGGCATGACACAAAGAATCATCATTTGAAGTGTTGATATCTCCGGAATCCATTCCGTGAAATTTTAAAAGAACAAAGCCGTCAGGCATGAGAATGTATGAGACAGTGCAAGTCTTATACATATTAATCATACGCATAACAAAATCATTAGATTTATCTCTGGCCATACGCAAACGAAAGCGAAGGGCACGGAGTCTAAGATTTGTATGAAGTTTTGCATCATATGCAGAAACATCACCAGGATGAATTAGAAATTTACGAGGTAACTTTCGGGCAAGGGTCTGAAACCCACCAGAAAACTTATTAAATCCTAACATGTTCCAACTGGATGATTTAGGGGCGGAATTCATGCGACGGTTAAAATCTTGGGAAAGTCTTGCTTGCATTTGAGCAAAATCAGCAGGGGGAACAAGGACAATTCGAGCTTCACGAGCAGCAATTTTATCGAGTGGTAACAACTCTTGCTTAATAAAACAGGACCAAAGACAAAAATAATCTTCTGATTTTGCAAGGTCTATCCAAGACTGGTCAAAGTCATGCTGGTCGTATACTTCACCTTTATTAAAATAGGTAAGGTCGAAGGGGAAACCTGGACTGCTAGATCTAACTGTGGTAATATGATCTGG